CTTATTGTTTTCATCATCAGCCTTTGCCGCAGATGATGACTGGATTTATGCCGGACGTTTTGGTTTATTGTGGAGACCACCGATTTCACATAATGTTGATATGTATTTAGTCAATCACTTGACAACATTTAGAGGAAATACTTCCATGAATGATCCAGAAGGTCAGTTACCATATGATGTTTATTACAAACATGATCATTCAACAGATACGGGCGATAATCAGCATGAATATAACAACCATAGCTTCCGGTTCCAGGTAAAAATTGTTCCATTAAGTATCAAGGGAAACACAATGGGATCTGGTATTACTGCAGGTACAATTGTATGTAGCTATACGGTTGCTGCAAAAGGAGCCTTCTGTGTCATAATGAAAAGCTTCAAGGTCTTCGATACTCAAACCCATCAGCAGCTTTTTAATGCAGAAGGAGATTTTTGGTCAGAACAAATGTACAAAGATTCTGCAGCTGAAGCAATTCTAAAAGAAAGCGCTCCACATCCCGTTTTTCAAAGTACTGCTAATCAGCTAAATGGCGTAGGGTATTACAAATACAGATAACATTAAAAAGCCGGTATAGGATATTCCCATACCGGCTTTTTCTTATGCAATCTTCTGTTTTACATCTGCTACGATGGCTTTGATTGCCTGCTGCATCAAGGTGATGTAGAGGCGGTTGCGGATTTTGACCCACCAGCTTGTTGTGGTATGGATTTCGGTTTCCAGCGGATCAGTGAGATTCTTCATCTGCGCTTCGATGAGCTGCTGCAGGTCATCGAAGTCGATGGCTTTAAGGGCAGCATCGGCTTCTTCTTTGGCAAAGGATACGACCGTATCGGCTACGGCTTTCTTGATTTCATCACGGTTCATGTTAATTACCTCCTTCAAGGGTTTGTTCATAATCAGTAATGCCACGAGCTACGGCTCTGGCCATGGCGTCTTGAGCATTCGCAAGGAGCTCTTCATCGCCCGGATTGGTGATGAAAGCCAGTTCGACGAGGACGGCTGGCATCTCTGTATTGGTCAAGACATAGAGTCCATTGACGCCAGGAGTAGCAATCTTCACACCACGGTCCGTCGTGTCCAGGGCATCAACGAGTTGGCTCTGGATGCAGTTGGCCAGCATGCTGCCGCGATAACTGCCGGCACAGGCCCAGGTTTCTGTGCCATTTGCCGCTTCCGCTTCTGCCGCATTGCAGTGGATAGAGACGAAAATGTTGGCATCGCTGTTATTCGCCGTTTCACAGATATTGTACAGACTGTCGGATTGGAGCAACTCTGTTTCCACACCGGCTGCATTCAGGTAACTTGCTGCGGATTGACCAACCGCCAAGGCGACGTCACATTCACGCAGTCCCGTTTCTTCATTCACGGCACCGGGATCAGGATTGCCATTCGGCGCATGGCCGGGATTCAGGAAGACTTTCATTGTTTTTCTTCTCCTTTCTGATGAACGGCGGACTTGACCGTACCGCCAATGTAACCGAGTAAGCCAGAGGCGATGGACATGGCCAACTCGTTGAGGTTATAAAAAATGGCCATGATCAGGGCTGTGACCAGCCCGATGATGACCAAACAATCGGGAATATTAATTTTATCGATTAGCAAAAACTCACGCTCCCTTCGGGGTAACACTTACCGTGCCGTCTTTACGGACGATATCGAAGTCTTCCAGTGCCAGGATGCGGTCAGCCACAGGGCTCCAATGGCTGTCTGCCTTGTAAATTTCCAAGGCAGCCCTAGGAACCAGGACTTTCGTCTGGGATGGAATACCACGGTCACTATCTGTTCCACTCTCAACAACAAAATCAACGTTCGCATTATTCAAAATGAGGTATTCCAGTTCGGTACAGGTAGAAAAGGTATGGTACGTATTGATGGTCGTATTGCCGACATTCCTCAGCGTATCGAAGTAGACACATTTGAGATTCTTGCAGTATGCAAACAGACTGTAGATGGCATCAATATCCCCAAAACCACCCATATCCGCCGATTCCAGGTTGCTGTTCCCCAAAAACAGCGAACCAAGGCTGATTATACTGCTTTTAGAGATACCACTCAAATCAACACATTTTTCATCAAAGCCTGCCCCTGTATTATTGCTCTGTGATGGGCAAAATAGGTAACGGAGTGTATACGAATTGCGGGTAACATCCATGACGTAAATTTTGCTGTTGGCTTCAATCTGGTTCTTTGAAGACAGTTCTACCGTCAGGCCCTGATCCTGATAGAGCTTGTTTTGCCCTAAGTAAACGGCGGTATACCCTTCCGGTATCGTAATGTCGGTCGGGATTTGAACTGCTTCAGAAGCCGTAATAGTAACGTCGCCGCAAATCAGGCCATCCTCCAGTTTCCCTGATACACTAACCTTGCCGCCAGCCCACCCCGCATCGGGTGTTATCTTCGTCTGGAAAGCATATGAAATACCAAGCGTGGCTTCAGATTCCAGTTCCAACATTTCGCTTCCGGCTCTTGCCAAAGTATCTATCGTTCCCGCTACTTTTGGTGTAAAAGAAGCAGAAATGGTCTGGTGCGGCACCTGCTGGATGGTCACCTTATAAGGTGTGGCAGTAACGGTGTTGCTACTGCTTCCCGTATTCGTTCCTGCCGTATAATTGCCGTCTGCATCATAGAAAGTCTTGCCTTTGGCTACATCAGCCGCTTTTGCTGTCGTATCAGATACTTCGCAGAAACGTGCCTTGCCGCCACTTTTTAAAGGAATCAGGACTGCCGGCACTTCACTGTAACTGGCACCGGCAATCTTCACATCTACTTTCATATTTCTTTCTCCCTACACGACCGTCAGGACTTTCGTCAGGCTGTCCTGGGAAACGGAAACGGTCGTCAGGCTGCCCGTCACCTTGGTGCCGTTGACGTAGGCCGTCTTACCGCTGACAATCGTCCCCGCAGCAGCAGTGGCATCACTGGTATCGACAACGCTGGACTTGCCGCTGATGCCAAGGACAGTCACCCCGGACTTGATGTTGCCGCTGACGAGTTTGGCCTGCTCCTCCTTGCTGATACGCACGGAGCCGCTACCATTATGGAAGCCGGCCGGGATGGTGTACGCGCCATCGGCTTTTGCAATGCTTCCGCTGACAGCACCGTTATTGCTCATTGTCCCGGTAACAGCCCCATTTCCAAGGAAGGCCGACTTGCCGTTCAGAATATCGCCGGAAGAGGCAGTAGCACCAGACGTATCATAAAAGACAGCGGTACCTTCCCCTTCTGCCAGAGGAATCGAAACCTGCGGTACTTCTGCATAAATAACGGAATTGATTTTTACATTTTTCGCCATGTTGATTGCTCCTTTACTCGACTTTTAATTCATAACCGTTAAAACTAATTCTGCCATAATTCGACGGAATGGCAGCCACCGTCACTTGGGAAAGGGCAACATAGCCACCATCTGCTGTGATGATCTGCGCCTGAGCCGCTGGGATGATGCATTTTTTCTGAAAGTCCGAAGAGGGGGTCTGCGGCATAGAAAGAATGCCAACCAGGGTGTTCCGCTCATATGCCATGCCCCATCACGCTCCTTTCCAAGAAAAAATCCCGGGCCGGGATAATTGTATCGGTGTAACCGTTTTTCCTCATGAGTTTCATGTCATAGACATAACGGCCGCAGGCCAGCGACTGTGTATCTTCTGGACGGAACTGCAGCACATATTGTTTCTGCTCCTGCCGGATACCTTGCCCCAGTGCTTTCGTGAGTACAGGTTCTTTATCCGTGATGAAGCGCTTCAGCGTAAAGGTCAGTCGGTCACCGTCACTTAAGATAAAAACATTTCCCGTTATCCGGTCCCGGATGGTCAGATTGATTTCTGCCGAATCGCCTCTTGTTAAATGAATCCGATTCTTTAGTACAAAAAAGCTCATCTCCCTCACCCCTGTTCATGTTGGCGCTGCTCCATCACATCCAGACGGTGATGAGCATGCTCTGCCGACTCTTCGACGCGGGACAGCCGCTCGGCCATCTTCTGCCGTTTCGCTTCGGTATCCGTCAGCTGCCGGCGCAATTCAACGATGCAGTCCCGAAGACCTCGCACCGATTCGTTCAGCGGTTTGATGACGCTGAAATTAAAGATGATCCCGCAAAGCATTAAAACAGAAACTAGGGAACCTGCGACTTGCATCCATTCGACCATAACGTTCACCTCCTAACCGGTACGCTGGAACATGTAGACCACCAGCGACGGCTGCATATTGTTATGTGCTACCCCACCTCCGGTGTTATCAGTCGTAAAGCTATGGGCATGATTACCGTCTACTGAAGTTCTGCCAGACCAGGACCGGGCCGCTTCAAAGGACATGACTGATGGATAATCGTTATGATAGCTGCCGCCCTCATCATTCCAGTTACCACGGCCACTGATAAAAAAAGCACCATTGCCGTTATACCCACTCTGCACATCCCGACCCCAGAATGCGCCAGTAATATTCATATTACCTCGGTCATGGTTGTGACTACCCGCATCTCCAGTTCTTCCTGTATGATTATGGATAGGAATCTCTGCCAGCGTATTCGCATGTTTTTCTTCGCCCAACTTATCGCCGGCTTTATACATGATACCGCTATCCGCTGTGCCAGCACCGATCAGGCAGCGCCCCATAGCAAAGGCCACCCAGGTGGTCCCTGGCCAATAGGTCGCAGGATTCTTACCATCTACGGAAATATAAACCGAGCCCGTCGGGAAAGGACATGCCTGGATTTTCGCCACCGCTTCTTCATCCATATCCGCATAGGTAACTTTTCCCCAAGTGCCGCTGCTATGAAGCACGGTATTCATTTTTCCCACTGCTGGGGCTGGCACGACACCACTTTGACCGGCTGTCTTTTCCCCGCAGCCCGTAAAGTCCGGTAAGGTAATATCTCGGGTGCCATCAAAGAGTACCCGGTGAATCTTACGTCCCGTCTGCAGCTTCGTCGCACTGGCTGCGTTGCCGCTGATACCGTTGGTGTGAGCATTGGCGTCGGTCAGATGGGCATTAATATCTGCTGCCGTCGCCGAGATGCGTTCATAAAGGCGCGCATCATTACTGACGAGCTGCGAGACTGTCCGATTTTGCTGGTTAAATACAACTGGGTCTTCGGCCAGATACTGCGGAAAACATACATCGTAATCGAGGCTGTTTTCTACAGCCTCCGTCGGCCGTACTTCTTGCCCAGCACGGTCCGGGAAGTCGGCAGACCATTTTTCTTTATTATATTCATCCATTTGTCGTCACTCCTTTCCCGGATACGATGGTTGCCGTCGAGAAAGTGGCTTTCCCGTTCCAGTAAATCTTGCCATTCCAGGAGTAGCCAAGATAAATAGCATAGCCCAAATGGGCTGGTTTGTAGATATTGAGCTGCGTGATGAGTTTCTGTAAGGTTGCCGTATCTTTGTCATTCATGATGCAGTAAACCTTAAAGTAATATTCTTCATTGACTTCCTCGATGTGGCCGACACTGTAGAGGTTAACGATGGACTCCATGAAGGTTTTCGTCGAAACATCCGTGTGCTGCAACTTAAAGAGGATGCGCTGACGGCGAAATTCATCAGTTTCACCGTTACCCGGCCGGATGCCGAGGAACGATTCAAAAAGCGGCAGCGCCCAGGTGGCAGTACTGACAAAGAAATTATTCGCCAGGTCCTGCAGGGCTACGCGAATGCGGTCATGCTCCTCATTACATGTTTCCGCCGTGCGGCGAAACATCGGGTCCTTCGATAAGAAATGTGGCAAATACTTTAGGATATCCATCCGACTCTGCCGCATCCAGTTATTGGCTAACAAGGTTCAGCACCACCTTTCCTGCTACCGGAATCTGTTCATTCGTCAGTTCCACATTGGCCGCTTTCCCATTAAGCTTCAAATCCTTATAGTCCGTAATGCCGCTGATGGAAAGAAGGAGTTTCCCCATCTGGGCCAGACTGACATAAGACAGCGTAAAGCCCGTCTGCTTAAGATACGCTGTCATGGCTGCCTTCACGGCATCGGGATTGGCCGTACCATAGACATCCGCCGTCAGGTCAATCGTTAATGGCGCCGGCGAAACGACGGTCACGGTGGCACCGATGGGTCGCTGACTTTCAATGTAGTCGTAGACCTCCTGAATCAGTTCAGCCGATGCCGATTCGTTCTCTGCCGTGACAATGATTACCTTCACTGTACCGTTACCTTGCCAGAGCGGAATAACCTTGCAGTTCCCCACGCCATCGACGGACATGGCCCAGTCACGATAGTGATTGGCATTACCAGAGGTGATAGGCTGGCGCACCCGGAAAAGCAGCCGGGCGAGAAGCGCTGCATCCGTTTCTTCATCTGCGCCATCAGTACATTTCTTACGGTTGACAACGGCCGAAACATTCGGGATGGAATATGGAATTTCAGTAATCGTCCCTTCGGCCACATTGCCCATCGTGCCGGCATCGGCCGCTTCCACAGGAATGGTAATTTCTGTCGCATCCGCAGGAATGGTCGCGGACTCTAGCGTATAGAATCGCCGACCGTCTTTTGTCTGAAAAAGGCTGCTGCGGATGATGTACGCGCCGGCCATGCCCGTCACAGTCACTTCGCCTTTCGCCTTGACGGCCTTTTTACGATCCACGCCAAACTCCGCAGCCCGCAGCGTCAAGTAATCTCCCCAGGAGGTTTCGGCAAAAGAGGCATCTCGCAGCATGGCCATCTCGGCATAGTTGCTTTCAAACTCTACGGCATTGGCGTCAATCAGGTCGCGGGCAAAGGTTCCTTCAATGGTACTCTGCTCTTTATCTGTAATGGTGTGCAGGGTCTGTGCCATGCGGCTTTCAATCACATCTTTTGTCTGTGCATCAAACAAATTACTCATGCCTCGCTCCTTCCTGCTGTTACGGACAACGACTCTTCACTATAAATGGAGGTAACGTCTACGGTGATGACCAAATCATCCCGTTCCCGCTTCTCCACATCGATATGGTTAATGCGAGTAATATACGGATTAATCAGCAGGCCTTCGCGGATGTTCTGAGAAACCTGGTCCGCCGTATAACGGCTATTCGGTACCCGGCCCTGATATGGTTCGATGGTAATGCCGTAGCTGTCATCATAGGCTAAGTAGCGATACCGCTCGGTGAGAATCGCCTTATAGATCCAGACCTTGAGGGCTTCATTTTCTGTCACCATCAAATTCTGGCCTTTTTCGTCATAACGAAAACACTGCTTTTCAAAGTCATAGCCGTATTCTACGAAAAGAGGCAGCGATTCATTCGAATTCGCTGCCTGGGTATTACTCATTGCTACAAAAGGATTAGCCATGGCCATCAATCCTCACAATCTCGTCTAAAATGATGTACTGCTGAATCCGGCCATTGATGAGCATGGGCATGATGGCCACGTACATGCCGGGTTTCAGGGTATCTGTGTAGATAACGGAATCGGTATAGTCATTATCGATGTCATGATTATGAGATTGGTAAGCCGCATCCCCGCTGCCACCAGCACGGTTCTGTGTCGCTGACACAAGGTGCCCTTTCGCCATGCGACCGTAACCCGCCAGGAGATAGTGGGAAATCCACAGCTCCTCTTTCGTTAAAATGATACCGTTATAACGGACCTTGATATCTGGCGGCGAGGACAGGATCTGTCCGATCTGAATGGCCGGACTGTTGCTGCTGCGGCTGACTTGTTCCATCAGATTCAATAGGCTAATATACGGATTTTTCTGCACATGCTCACCCCCTTGAGGTCTTGATAATCGTTGCCGGATAATAATCGCCGCCCATGTCGATGCTGCCTTCATAATGATGGAAGCAGCCATAGACATTCGAACTGTTGCCCCAGCAACCGCCGCTTCCATCGTAGACGACAACATGCCAATTCGGGTCCGGCTTACTGTAGCGGTTGTACATGATGATGTCACCTTTTTCGAGCTGCGATGGATCATAAGGAATGGCCAGTCCCTGCGCTTCAGCATCGGCTCGAAGCTGGTCACAGCCTTTGACACCATTGTTATATTCCTGAGCCGCAAAAGGCGAATAGCCCGCTGCCGCAATAGTCGCCCGATCGACACATCCTTCCGAGCCATACGGTGAAACGGTACCATCAAAGTTTTCCATGCACTCATCGACCACACTGCTGCCAGCAAGGCTTCCGGCTGCGACACTTACTGGTTGTGACTGTGTTTCTGCCGGCGGTACATAGTCCGGATTGGCATTATAAGAGGTACTATCCAGTTCCTGTTTCTGTTCATCTAAGAGCTTATGAAATACGAGGTGCAGCTCCATCAGGTGTTTATTGCCCTCGATTTTATGGCTGTCGGACTTGATAAAAAACTGACCTTTGAGCTGTTCTTCCTGGACTGAGACCGAAAAGCCGGCGATGCACTGGATCTGTCCAATAGCTCGGATGGACATGTCATGAGCAACGGTCTTTAGCATGGCCCGCGCCTGCGAGGCATCATCCTGCTTCGGGTCCGCTTTGCAAATGGCCTGGATAAGACCGAAGCGGTCGATATCCGTTTGATTGGGCAACTCACCTTTCGTCTGCCCGGCACTGTCAACGACGATGACTTTAGAAACCATGTCTTCGACCGATTCTGATACCGAAGCACCCGTCAGATTTGTCACATCACTGATCAGAAAATCTTCCACCACCTGGTCATTCATACAGACCACGTTGAGCTTTCCTTCCGTCATATAGATGTGGTAGCCCTTCTGGTCCTGGGCCGACTGATAAGCCAGCGACTGCTTGATAGCTTCTGTAGCCGAGATGTCATCGGCAATAAAGTTACAGATGACGGACAGGTCCGGAATGGTCCCGGCAGGAATCGAGAAATCATTGATAGTTTGGCGGATAGCATCAGCCACCGTGACGTTCGTGTACTTCTTGGTAATGCGGGATTTGGCCAGGTAAACAATATTGTCAAAAGCCGTAAAGTGCATCACGGAAGAGCCGCTCTCCCGGCTGCGGCCAAAAATGCGTCCTTGAAACAGGTAGAAAGTTTGCTGCGACGTATCGTCGATACTGGATAGCAGCACTTCATCGCCAAGCTCCAGTTTCGGATTCTGCCAGGCCTTGTCCCGCGTCGTATAAGCCAGGTCGAATTCCAGCTTGCGGCCGGCCTGTTCGACGTCCCCGGACCAAGTTGCAGAAATTAACCAGCCTGTAAGATCTGTATTTTCGGGCTGGTTATTTCCCGCAGGCTGTGCGGATGCAGTATTCTCTTTTTTATTAATTTTTTGTAACTGGAACATTTTCGTCATTCCTTTTGAGGTTCATCGTTGTCAGGCGGATAATATCGCCGGTCGAAAGGCCGCCATTGCGGACGATGCTGCGATAAATTTGAAACTTCGAGAATTGCTCATTGTTGAGCGTCACTGATTTACCCACGGCCCGGCCGATGACGTTGCCGATACTGTCACCGGGATAATAAGTAATGTTTTTCTTCATCTTCGACCAGAAGGACTCTGGCCGCTTCTTTAGACCGGTCGTAGCATCGGTCTTCCCTGTCTCAGGGGCTGTCACATAACGGTACTCCGTCAAGCCTAACTCATAATAGACATCACCGCTGCCGTCCTTTTCGCCAAACTTGAACGAGGAAATCAGGCAGGGCATGGAAAGTGGCGTATCCGACACCGTCAGCTGGCATACACTGTCACCGGTGCGCATCGTTTCCAGTTGCGCAATATACGTATAGGGCGCTAAGCCCATCATGGCAAAAGGATAATCCTGGGCCGGGAAAAAGCCGGAAAGTGTCAGCGTCTTTAGGCCTGTCTTTCCTTTCATCAGGTAATCGCCGAAGTTGTTAATGTTTACTGTCCCATGATTGGTATTGACCGTAACCATCAACTCCGAAGGGAGAACAGGGAAGACCACGGTCGCCGTTTCAGAAGAAAGGGAAATCGTGATAGAAGACGCAGCTAATCCGACGGCGTTCAATATGGATTCTAAGAAGGAACTCATTACATCGTTGCTCCTTTCATGCGGTTCATGCCGTACAGCCTCATTTTTTCGACGAGCTTTTCAGCGACGGCATCAATATCCTGCTCGCTGCGAACATTCATGGTATCGATGCGAATAGTGATACTGCCACTGCCGGCATTCATAGCCTGGCGGATACTTTCATCATGTGGCACAACGGTACTGCCATTGGGCAGATGAACTAATTCACCACGCTGGTTTTCGTTGATGACGGCAAAACCACCGCGGAAGTTTTCGACGCCTCTTTCAAAGTGGCTGAGGCTTGGAATGTTAAAGCCCACATGTGTCGGCGCCCCACCGGTAATAGAGGGAATGTCGATGGAAAGGCCATTAATGCTGGAGATGAGACCGTTCACTTGGTCGATGACCCAGTTCACACCGCTGCGGAACGTATTCTTGATGCCTTCCCAAATGTTCGAGGCTGTTTCGCTGATAGCGTTCATCGCGCCATCCCAGGCCGAGCCGATCCAGTTCATTCCAGCATCGACAGCTTCCGATACGGCCTGAATTGCCTGTTCAATGTACTGCGACACCGTATCCCAGTTACTCCATAAGAGATACAGGGCGGCAATAATCGCCGCAATGATGATAATGATAGGGTTTGCCATAGCCGCAGCTCCTACGGCACGTATGATGGTAATCATCATACGGCCTGCTGTCAGGAAGGTACTGCCCATCCCCTTGGCTACAATGGCAATGCCCCGGCAGACTGGGATGAGACCTTTGAACTGGGTCGAGAGATATTTTGATACGCTGCCGGCTTTGCTGATGCCCGTTGCGATGGAGTTAAAAGTACCAAAGGCCCTGCCACCGACCGTCAGAATACGGCCCAGCGTCGAGCCGAAGAGCTGGAAAGTCACGATGCCAAAAGCCACTTGGCCAATGAGCGCTTTTTGTTCGGGTGTCAGTGTACGGAACCAGGCAGCCAACTCTTTTACGCGCATCGACATGGCCTTAAAGTAAGGCGTAAAGGCTACGGCCAAATCCATGCCCGCATTCTTTAGCTGGTTCATGGCAAGCTGCATCTGCTCGGACGGTGTCAGCATCTTTTCATAAGCTTCCCGCGTCATACCGGCAGACTGGGCCATCTGATCCATGACCTTGTCGAAGTCCCCGGCGCCCTTCCCCGTTAGAACTAAGACACTGTTCAAGGCTTCGACGGAACCGAAGAGCTGTGCCATCTGCTGTGCATCGCCGCCGGTCGCCCGCTTCACTTCATCGAGGAATTTTACCCAGCCCACACTCTTGAGGTGTGCTGCGTTAAACTCGATGCCCAGGGATTGGGACAATTTCGCCGCTTCAGCAGACGGCTTCAGGATGTTACTATAGGCTGCCTTAAGGCCCGTAATCGCTTCACTGGTACGAATACCATTTTTCGTAAGGACCGCAATGGAACCGAAGAGTTCCTGCGTACTGACATTAAGCTGGGCCGCAATAGGGATGACGTTGCCCATGGCTTCAGCCATTTCACCAAAGGATGTCTTACCAAAGTTCTGCGCAAGAAGCATCTGGTCTGTAATGGCGGCCGCTTCTTCTGCCGATTTCCCATAAGCATTGAGGACAGTCGTGACACCGTTGACGGCTGTCGTCGTATCGGTAAAACCAGCCTTGGCTGCAATCGTCATGTCTTTGACAAAGCCTACGGCATGGGCTGCATCCACACCTGCAGAAATGGCCTGGTAGACCGATTCCGAAAGGTCCGCCACGCCTGCGCCTGTCTCATCACTGACGGCACGAATTTCGTTGCTGATTTTCTGCATGGAAACGACCGTCGTATCGACAAGAGTCGAAATCTTGGCGATACCATTGGCAAAATCGCTGTGAAGTTTGAAGCCTGCCGTCGCTGCCGCCAGGATAGGTGCGGACAGCAAGGCCATCTTATCCGACAGCCCGGAAATTTTGCTGCCCGTCTGCTCGATGCTTTTGGCCGTCCGCTTCTGGATACGTTCATGTTCCGTCAGCTTATCTGAAAAGCCGCTGACCGATTGTTTCGCCGCTGCCATCTGAGTCTTCATAGAGCCTAGGCTGGCATTAACACTCTTCACGGTCGGCGTAAATAAATCCCTCAATCGAATCGCCGCATCGATGACATTATTGGCCATGCTGTTTCACCTCACTTTCTCTTCTCCACCCCTGCGTTTGATGATATACTTAACTTACAAATTCATTTTTATAGAGGAGTGTGACGATATGACAAAAAAATCTATTTTCTCAAAACTTTTGATATGTACGACATTGGTATTTTCCTTATTGAGCCTAAACATTGCCCAC